CAACGAATTGCATAACATAAGCTGCTTGATCCGTTAAAATAAATATATAATCCTTACCTTGTACAGCTCCTACAATGTAGTTTCCTGTATCTAATCTAAATGTACCTGCAGTATTCGTTGCAGTGGGTAACCAAGTATTATAATCTTCTTGGTTTGAAAATCTTATAAACATTGGATCCTGAGTTGATGGTGTTCCAATCGTTGTCTCAGTTCCAAGTAAAATTAAATGTCTATCTCTATCAGATACAATTGAGCAAGTTGATTTAGTTGGGGCTCCTGCTATTACAGTTGCTCTAATATTTAAAGCTCCAGATGCCGCTGGATTCCAAGAATATGTTTTACCGTTTTTAATAGTTGCAATTAATATTTGTCCAAAATTATCAAACGACCAATTAGCTGGTGATAACACAACGGTAGGAGCTGCTGATGCTTCACCCCAAGCAACTGTACCATAAGTAGATGTTCCCCATCCATAACCATAAGTTTGATTAACAGGTCCTACAAATACATAAGGAGTTGTAGTTAATGTTCCACCTGCAGTAACTCCAGTTCCTGTTTCAGCTGTAGCCATTGTAATTCTAAATGTAGATGAAGATGGAACTGCAATTACTTCAAAAGTATTTGTTGTAAAACTTGCTGATGTATATCCAGTAGTCGTTGGTCCTGGTGTTGTAACTCCTGTGAATATAATATAATCACCAACTGAAAGTCCATGACCTGCTTTATTTATTGTAACTGTAGTTGATCCTGTTGTAGATGTATAAGTACATGCAGTTAAAGCTGTACCAAGTGGCGTAATATCGTAAAATGCACCTTCAAAATAAATAGCTAATATTTTATTAGTGCCTATTGCTGCATATTTATTTCCACTTAAATCTGTCCATGTGTGCTGAGCTCTTGCAACTCCTGCTATTGTTTCAGGTGATAATTGTTGCCAACCTCCTATTTTCTCAGGGTATCCATAACGAAAGCGAATAAAATCACCATCAATCCACTGACCTTCTGCGGCAGTTGAGGTATCTTGTTTATTAAATCCAGCTTTTATAGGTATCTTTTTTAAAGGCATAGGAGTTCTTATACCTCATATCTATATATTTAACAATATAGAGTTATTTACCTTCTATTTTAGTATCTGTAAATGTATGTTTATTAGCAACATCTTCATTAAATTTTAATTGCCAATCCATAACCATTTTAATAAGATTGTTTCCAAAATGTTTTAAATTTTCATCAGAAAAATGTAGTTTTCCTTTTCTAAAAAGAGTTATTCTTTCTTTCCAAGAAAATTCTATATCACAAGAACCATTTTCATACTGTTTAAATTTCATTATAAATTTTTTATTTAATTAATATTATTTTTTGACCCTCATCAAGAAAACCCACTTGAATGCAATTAAAGGCAATTGTAATTCTATCTTTTTCATAATTAAATTTTTTTACTTCATGTTCTAAATGCCCATGAAACAAACAAAACCTACCTTTTTTTTCATATACTGTCAAATCATATTGTGGAAAATAAGTACCTGGTCCAGGCCCATCAGTTAAATATAAAATTCCGGAGAAAGCAGTACTTCCTATATGGTTGTGTAAATTAGCATAATCATTTTTGTTATAAGTATTAGCCCAAGCATTATCTATTAAAAAATTTTCTTTATAAATATAATAAATTTGTTTTTTTATTAATTTTAAAAAATTATGAAAATTTTTATTTTCATTTAAAAAATTAAATTTTGTATGTTTTCCAATAACATTAGTATGTTTATGGTAATATTCTTTATTTTCAAGAATATCTTTTAATAAATTATTAAGAATTAAATCATCATTTATTTCATCTATTAAAATAAATGTGTCCACTAAAATATCTTTTCTTAAAATTTTTGTCATTTTATATAAATATCTTTTCCTACTACAATAGCATCTAATTCAGTATTTTGAAACAATTGTAACGCTTGAAAAGGTTTAGAACAAATTGGTGAACCATTAATGTTTAAAGACGTGTTTAAAAGAATGGGTACGCCTGTTAATTTATAAAATTTATTTAATAATGTATAGTAATGATTATTATTTTCATAATTTATAGTTTGAATTCTAGAAGTACCGTCCACATGAGTAATAGATGAAAATTTTTCTTTTTCTAAAATTTCTGTTACGAATAACATGTACTCACTTTTTCCTTTAAAATCAAAATAATTACTAACAAATTCTTCTAAAACAGTGGCTCCAAATGGTCTAAACCACTCTCTTTTTTTTACTTTATTATTTAATATTTCTTTACCATTTTTAACAGTAGGATTCATTAAAATAGATCTGTTACCAAGAGCTCTAGGACCAAGTTCTCCATGGCCTTGATACCAACCTACAATTTTTCCTTTCGCTAATAGTTCCGCTGTTTGATTTATTGTTTCTAAACTTGGTAAAGAATTAGGCTCAACATCGTCTTGCCAATAAGGAAAGTTGGTATTTTCAAAAGGTTCTTGTTTAAAATGTTTTCTTAAAAATTCAACTAACCCCAAGGACAGTCCATCATCAGGGCAATGAGGGGGTATTACTAAATTTGAAAATTGTTTTCTTAATAACCCGTTAATAACAGAATTTTGTGCAACCCCACCTGAATAAGTTATAATATCATCTTTATTAGCGTTATTTTTAAAGTGATTTAATATTATATTTTCGCATTTATAATGAATAGATGATAATCTATTAAGTGGATTTTTTTCTTCTTTAGTATTTAAAGTATAATATTTTCTTTCTGAAAATAATTTTTGTATTTCAGTTATATCTTCTTTAAACAAATTACAAAAATCATTATTTATTTTTCCATAAGATTTTAAACCCATAAGTTTTCCAGACAAATCTAAACCATGCCCAGATATATTATTACTATTAGCTAAAGATCCTAACATTCTTCCTATAGATTCTGCATCATCTATACTCCAAGATTTTATTAATTTTTCACTTTTAAATATTGAATATGTTTTTTCAAAATCGCCTAATCCATCTAGTACAAAATCTACATCAGATTTATCTATTAATGGCCATAAACTTAAAACATGTGCAAAATGGTGATCTAATCTAAAAAATGGACATTTAAATTTATTAAAAAACCAATCATTTGGTTTTAACTCTTCTATCAAGTTTTCTGTGTAATAAGGAAGTTCAAAAAAAGACATATCTGTGACATATGCAACCGCATCAATATCTGTAATGTTAATTTTCCATTTGTCTAAAACATATTGGATAAAATAATAATCAATACAACCAAAATGTTTTTGATTAAATTCTCTTTCAAATTTTATATATTTTATTTTTTTACCGCAACTATAAGAAATATTAGCATCGTGATTTCTAAAACTTATTCCTAAAAAATTCATTTTTGTGTTCCGTATAATAATCTTTTGTCTTTAAACCATTCTTTATTTAATCCATTTTTATCTACGTAATGTAAAAATGTTTGTGCATGCCAATCACCTTTAAATTCTTCTCTCCAATGTTCTATTTCACAACCTAAATATATTGCGGCATCTCCTGGTTCCATATTAATTTCTGTGCCATTCATGTAAATTGGCCACGGTGTTCCATCAGATCCGATCATAACAGTAACACTTACTTCACAAGCAGGCCTATCTGTATGTTTTTTTAAATCCGCATTAATTGTATACATTCTCCAAAAAGCATAAGTACATAATAATTCTAAACCTGTTTCTTTTTGCATTATATCTAATTTATTAATCATTAAAGACTCCATTAATGGATCTCCATAAAAAAATGTATCACCATTATTGTTTTGTTGAAAATCAAACGAATTAAAATTTATTCTGTGTTTGATTCTACAGTAATCGGTTAATAATTTAATTTCTTCTTTTGTTAAAAAATTTTTAATCAATTTGTATTTAAAATCTTTTATAGTGCCCATGCTACAACTGAATACCTTGTTCCTTTCGTTACTGGTTTGACTGTATGAGGATATAAAAAATTACTTGGCCAAATAATCATTCTATTCGGTTTAACTTCTACTTCCCACTCACCTGATCCATCTGGATTCCTAAAACATAAATTTCCACCTTCATAATCATTATTAAGAAGTAATATACAACTCATGGTTCTTGGAATCATTGAAAAATGATCAACATGCCAAGTATAAAAACCAGTATTTTCATATTTTAAAATTTCTATGTCCAATATATTCCTGTATTCATAATCTAAAATGTTTGCATCAAATTTATACTGTTTTAAATTTTTATTAAAATAAAAATGTAACAAATTAAACCAATGAATACTTGAAATAGAATCACTTAAATTTGATAATGACAATGTGTAAGTTTTTCTAATATTAAAATTTGTTTTATTTTCATTACCCCCTCCAATTTGGGCTTCGTTAAAATTAGAAGAATTAGCAAAGCGTATTAGATTGGAGACTACATTCCAAGGAAGCACTTCATCATATATTTTTATAAAATTTTTTATTTCCATGATTTTTTACTCCAATATTTATCTTTATAGATATTTAAAAGTTTTAGTCCATAAAAAAGCCTAGAGTTTTGTATTTCTTTTTGTTTTCTTAGTTTAACTATCATTTTCCAAGAATCTCTTTTAAAAGGTATTATTTGAACGTAAGGAGTTCCTTTTTTAATAGTAGTTTCTAGAACGGGGTACTTATCCCCATTAATAACAATTGGAAAATTAATTTCATTAGGAAAAGTATCGGTGTCAACTATCCCAGGTATAATAGAAAATCTATTATCTGCATTATTTAACGGTGGAACAAACAAGCAAGAATAACCTTTGGGTGTTTTAATTTTCCAAGGGTTTAATATTTTATAAAAAGGAAGATCCTTATTTTTTTCAATAAAAGGAGATCCTTCAACTTGTTTTAATGAATGTACATCCACTCCAGAATTTAAATTAACATTTTTTGCATTAAGTAATTGTGATACTTCGTTTAATCCAAATGTTTGAAAAGAATCTTTAAACTCCTCTCCTTTTTCGTTTTTATTACCAACATTATGTCTTACGTAAAAATCTTGGGGAATCTTTAATAAATACCCAGAAGTCAAAGTGTCTAAAAAAGGCATACACCCTTTCACAGTTTTATTTAAAAGCGTATGTTCTAATTTTTTATACCATTCTGGTATATTTAATTTTACAGGAATCGGATAATCTTCTTTAAGTACAAAATAATCTTCATGAGCACTAAACTCTATTTCTTTATCAAACATGCTAATTGAATAGCAATTTTTAAGGTATTTGTAAAGGATTTAATGAAGTTTGTCCTGCATCATTAAAATATTGTTCTAATGATTTGTTTAATGGATATGTGATACTATCTAAATTTAAAGAATTTAACTGATTGTAATAGTTGTTCCAACGACTAAATAATGGATGATTAGGGTTATTATCCGTAAATTGTTTTATTTGATTTTTAAACCCATTAACATAATCTTGCAATGTTTTTTTATTTATGAATGAAGTAGTTTGATCGTTATAAATAATAACATCATTGTTGTATTTACTTGCAAATTTATTTCCAAATTTTACTAAATTAAAATTAGATTGAGAATCTTCAATTATTTTATAGTCAAGTTGATTTATATTTAAATTATTTAAATCACTTTGATTTTCTGCAATTTTATAAATAGTTGCGTCAACATT